CTCTTGTTTCTCACGAGCCAGTGCTTCTTTAGCACGCCTCTCATCATGGCGTGCATGTGTTAATTCTTTGATGCGTTCTTGCGCACCCTTGGTGTAGGTTTCGATTTCTTCGTCGGAGGGGTCTTCAACTTCCCTGTCTAACGGTTTACGACCTCGGTCATTTACGGGCGTGTCGTCAATAATTTCAACTTCTACGTCTTGTTCATCGGCAGAAACAGAAACATTAACCTCTTTGCCTTGTTGTTCCTCAATTTCGTCAGGAAACTTAAAGTTATCAGCCATATCTACTCCTTAAGCGCGGGTTAGCCCACGGGGGTCTTGCACAACAGCATCCACTTGGTCATCATTAATCAAGCGAAATTCTTTTCCGTAAATTTTGAAACGCGTACCGGAATACATGCGCACGAGTACAAAGTCACCTTCCTTGCACCAAGCACCTGTGGGAAACTTGGCAGTGTCTGAGTACGCGTCTGGTCCCACCCTCAATACAAACAACACGGTTGTGGCGTGTTCTTCTTGGCGCATTGTGGCGGTGTCTCTAACTAAGTCCAGCTTCGTGCCGTCTATCTTTTCAGATACAGGGGGCACAACACACAAAATTTTCCAACCTGTGGGGATGGGGAGTTGCGTTGCTTTCTCTTCGTCAGTGGCTTCGGGGGAAGGCGCATCCATTGGTTGGATGGAGTCAGGCAGTGCAAAAGCACCGGGTTCAAGAGTTAATTCACTCATTGGCTTTCTCTACTTTCTCAGCAAGGTCGATTAGATGGCGCTCTGCTATGGCTAGACCTTGAATTAGCCCACAGAGTTTTTGATATTCTTCAAAAGTGCGACATGAACCACCAGCAATATCATCGGCATAATTGTTCATATCGGTGCGTATTTGTTCGCGCAATACGCGTGCGAAGTCTTTTATCATTTAGTCGGTTTCTCCTTCTGTTGGTTGCTCTGATGGCTTTGTTGAGCCGCTTGTTTAATCATGTCCATGCCCATTTGTTGGCGCTGACGTTTAAGTTGTCCCGCTTGGTTTAACGCGTTTATCTGCGTGTTTTGTTTATCTGTCTTGCCTTTGACGGCTTGAGCCAAAGCGCTGATTTGCAACTTCTTATTCTCAAGGGTCATTTTGTTCTGCATATCTTGCGCTTTAAGAGCCAACTCTTGTTGTTTAAGTTGTAACTCTTGTTGCTGCATTCTGAGCACAGGGTCTTGGGCTTGTTGTTGAGCTTGCTGTTGGGCTTGTTGCGTTTGACTCTGCATCAGTACTTGCTGACCTGCTTGTGCCATCATGGCCGCCAGTTGTTGCTCCATATCCGGCGTCAACTTCTCGTCTTCTGTTGGCAATGGCATACCCATTTGTTGCTCAATCTTTTGACGGTATGCAAAACCAACGTGCTCGGCAATGTGCGCCATCATGGCTCCCTGTATCTGAGGTGCTTTGGGATTTTGTCCAATTAACTGCGCGGTGTTGGGGTCTTGCATCATCATCATGTGGACTTTGATGTGGGAGTCATGGTCTTGCGTAAAAAACGCTTTCATTGGCTCACACTTAAGAGCCGCCATGTTTTCTGATACGGGGTCTTTGGGTTTTTGGTCTTCTTCCAACGGCACAAGTTTGTCCGCATTTTTAATACCCAACACCTCCAACATATTGCGGTGTAGTTGTGGCATGTCGTATATATCAGGAGCCATCTGAGCCATCTGAATAACCGCTTGATACTGCACAACCCGTTGGCTCATGGTTGCTGCATTGGGGTCGCTCACGGGAATAATATCTACGTGGTCGTAGTCGCTACGTTTGGCTTTACGTGGCGCGTCTTCTGGTTCGTAGTCATAGTCCGCATCTGTGTAGTCACGAATAATAACTGCCAACAATCCCAACTCTTGTTTGAACGCATAGTGCATACGGGCTTGTACCGCACTCATCACTTTAAGTTGTCGCTCAAGAATGGCTAAAGTTGTGCCCACAGGAGCCTGCGCAGACATGTCAGATACCTTCATATCAGCCGTTGCGGCAAAGCGTCTCCCTTCTTCTACGATAGTCCCGAGAAGTTGAAACAATGTAGCACTGGGTTCTTTATAGGGCAACGGGAGAATGTTGTCTCTCAACGCTCCAGAACCAATGTCTACATCTCGCCATTCACCGGGCGCAATCGGAGTATCGTCTCCTTTAATTCTAAGACCACGCGATTTAAGTCCGCCCGGCAAATTGGACAATGTTCCAGCATCAACGAGTTGTCGCATGAGAGATGTCGCAGATTTAGCGAAGCCACCAATGAGGTGGAATAATCCAAATCCATAAGCCCCAAAGCCGGGGATGTATTGGTAGTGCACAAAGTGCTGGCGCTTGAGTCTGAGGTCATCGTCTTCTTTCCAATTGCGGCGGATAGCCAACACATCATTGGTCCCTTTTATAAGGGTAATCACGTATGGCAATGCGATGCCTGTTTCTTCGCCGTCACCATCTTTGTCTTCAAAGCCCGGTAAATCTAAGTCAACGTGGCACTCATATATGGTGTAGCGGTCATCATTAACATCACTAAACCCTGTCTCTTTATCTTTGGCTTTCTGTATGTTGGTCTGCACTTTGTCAGTGTCAGGCAAGTCAATGTCGCAGTAGAACCCTGCTTTTTGCAACTTAACAATCTCGTTCTTGGTTTTGCGCATCACATGCGTTAAGCGGTAGCAAGTGTCTAAGTCCGTTGTGCCGTAGGGCAACAAAATATCTTCTGCGGGAATAAACATCGACACCTGACGCCCAAGGCTTGGGTCGTAGTACACCTTCTTAAATGCTGAACCCGTGGCTGGCAAACTCCACAACATGCGCTCATGCTCAGGGCGGAACTCACGCATCACTTCGGTCAATTCGTAGTTCATGTCTTCTTCTACGCGTTGCGCCGCTTCTTTTTTGTCCAAGGTTTCTTTGCCCACAATTTTGGTACGTACTGGCCCCCGTGCAGGAAACGCTTCTGTGATGGACTCTGATTGAAACCTAACCACCGCTTCTGTAATCATGGGGTGGAACACGCCAGACGCACCGTTCCAAGGCTCTGTACGCTCCTCGTACTGCAACCCCAGCAACTTCAACCCTTCTGTATAAGACTTCTCCCACTCCTTGCGCGAGTTCTTATCGTTATCAATGTCGCTAGACAAGTCACCTGACATCGACTGCAAGTCATCCGTGTCTATATCTTCGGCTAAGTTTTTATCAAACTCGTTTTCTTCATCGCCGGGAATAATGTCAATAGACAAGTCCCCCAAGCCAATGTGCACCGCTTCGGGGTCAACAATTTCAATCTCAAGAGGGTCTTCGTTTTGCGCCAACTCCTCCATGCCGAGTGGTTGTTGGTATAGCGCTTTGTCAATGTTGGTTGCCATGTGTGTCCTCAATAGTATGCGTGTTGTCTGCGTCTAAATATCTTAGGCTCATCTTTCTCGTCTGTGTCCAAGCTGATGAACCCGCCTTGTCTAAATCTCAGAAGTGCTTGCGTTGTCGTATCCACATAGTCGTCATGTTCGCCGACGGGAAAAGACGCAACTTCTTCTATCACTTCTCGTGCCCAACGCGTGTCTGGTGCCCACACCATTCCTGATGTAAACAAATCTGCCACAGCGTTAACACGTACCATCTTATCGTTTCCACGGCTAGGAGTAAACTCCTGCGCGGGTATGCCCATCTGTCTGAGTTCTTGTAGGAGTGGACCACCGGCGGCTTTCTTCTCCACAATAAACGCATCAGGCTCCCATTCTTTGTAGTGCTTATACGCCACTTGTTTTAATTCGGGGAACGCCATCCTGTCTTTGAACGCATCCAGTAATATTAACTGTGCTTTACTGTTTTCTTCCTCGTTGTACCACACACCCCAAGTCGTACATGCGCTGTAGTCAGATGTTGTCTTTGTCTCGTGCGCTGTGTCCCATGACTGAATAATATACTCACACGTAGGTGGGTCGTCCGACTCCCATATCCGCCAACTCTTACGTGCAATCACCGCACTTGTATCTGAGGTAGGTTGCTGCATGTACTGCGCGTTCCAATACCTTGGGTCTATAGACGCTTTCGCTGACTTTAACGACTCCAGCGGCCACTGTTCAGGCCACAACGACTTCTCATCATCCGTGTTCTCGTTCAATATGGCAGGCAACTCCACTATCTCCCATGTCGGGGCATTAGGGTTCTTTACTTGGTAGTCAATCAACCGACCTGTCAGGTCCAACAGCCCCCAACGCGTCATGATGACAATAATTGCACCCCCCGGCATCAGAC